AACTGGAATCCGCCGACAGAGATTGGGGAGGCAAGTTTGCCAACCGACCAGATGGCAGAAAACGTTTGTGGGAAACTGTAGTTCGTGCCCAACGGTCAGTGAGAGGAATGGAAGAATGACTAAAGCGCACACAGTAATAATAAACCGCAGACCGAAAGTAAAAGCACGACCTCGTTGGACAAAAAAAGGGCATGGGTTTACTCCCAAGACAACGATGGAAGCAGAAGATTATGTGAAACAGGCGTGGGAAGAACAAGTAGGAGAAACTTTAGATTGTCCTGTGGAAATAACTTTACGCTATTCCCCCACAGAGACAGTCTTAACTGTGCTAGAGTCTCCTCATGACGCTAAAACGTTACGAGGGGACTTAGACAACTATGTCAAATTAACTTTAGATGCTCTAAACAAAGTCGCATGGGTGGACGACAAACAAGTCGTCCGCATATCGGCAGTAAAGGTAGATGCAAATGACAGTACGGATTGAATTAGAACCGTGGGAATATGAACACGCTAGCCAAGTAGGTATCCGGCGTTACGCTGAGAACTGGGGCAAAGCAGATGCCAAGCATTACGATCATTTCCGCATGGAAGATAACCGCACAGCACAAGTAGCAGCAGCAGTTTGCGAACTCGCTGTAGCAAAAGCAATCAACCAATACTGGGGTGGTCACGTTTGGTCAGGTAGTAAACACAAACAATACAAAGACCTGCCAGATGTGGGAACCAACATAGAAGTTAGACGGATACGCACCAGCCCCGATGCGGCTGTGCGTAAACGTCAATTAGGTAAAGGGCTTATCCTTTTCGTAGCGCAACCAGAACCACCGGAACTACGCAGCATAGATATTTTAGGCTGGATAGATCACGATGAAGCGTGGGAAAAAGGAAAACCGTCAAGTTATGCGCCAGACTCCACAAGGAATATCGCATCAACTCTGTTAAAAAGCGTCACAGAATTTGAGGGATATAACAAAAATGGACAATGGCAAGAAGAAAAGACCTAGTAAAAAACTTTACAGACGAAGAATTATCAACAGCCGGAGCGAAAACACACCGCTATGAAACAGAGTTAGAACAACTCATGGTGCTTGCACCCGGCGACCAACCTTTAATCAGCACCATAGAAGCAACCTCCGATCTTAAAGAAGCAGTCGGAGAAGCAATAGATAACCTACCTGAAGAAGATAGATTCATATTCAACCTAATATTCGTAGCGAATCTCTCCTTACGGGTCACAGGAAAGATAGTCAACATACCTAAAACATCTCTAGCACGACGCAGAGACAAGATCAGGCGCAGACTCATGTTAGACCTAAGCCAAGATAAAAGAGTTCAGAGATGGATGTACAGAGACTTTTAATAATCCTCTAAAGAATCCATAATGTGGCGAATCATCCCCATCAAAGAACCAGCCCACATTGCAAACGTGGCTGTAGCCTCTTCAACCCCATCCAACCCTGCATAGTAAGCGGCTAATAAACCGTCAGCCTCATCTGGATCAAAGACAAGAAGTAAGCCAAGTTCACCATCCTGAGTGAACTTGGCGTGAACCCCATCTCTAGTATCAAACAAGTGAGATTCGGTGGCTAAATCTTTGAAGATTTCCTCACCGAGATACGAGTATTCCTCGCACCATTCATCCCATTGTTTATCCATTAATCAACCAGAGAAGCAGAACCCTTGGTTCCAGCCAAACGTGCAGCAGCAGCACCTTTCAAAACTGAAAGAGCAGCAGACACGCCAGCCATAACAATCATTTTCCATTGGTCTACACCAAGGTCAAGGAAAGCGTTAGTACCCATAGCACCAACAGCGGCTTGAACAAATGTTGCCCCTGTTCTCTCAGCGAGATCTTTATAATCCATTATTTCTTCTTTCTTTTTCTTGCTTTAGCAGCAGCGGCTTTACCCTTAGCGGTGTAAGGATATTTTTTTCCAGCAACTCTTGGCATTTTTCCTCCTGTTTACCATTTCGTTTTATTAGCCCAATACGCAGCAGACATTTTTCCTTTAGAAATGTTCTTCGCATGACGAGCCTTAAACGATTTTTTTCTTGCTTTTTCTTTAGCGGATGTAGGATTTTTACCTGCACCCTTAACTCCCTGTTGTCCAAAACGAATTGTTTTAATTTGATCGCCTTCTTTAGCGACTACAACATGAGACTTTGTGGCATGATTAGGTGTGCGTTTAGGTTTGTTATACCCAGAAACGCCTGCTCTTGCTAACCGTGGATCTTTTTTAGCAGCCATAAATACTCCTAGTTAATTAAGGCATCCCAAGTAGCAGGACCGACAATCCCGTCTACTTTAAGTTTTTTACCTGTGTTAATAGATTCTGAGTCTTGGAATTTCATAACGGCAGCCTTTGTGCCTGAACCAAAAATCCCATCCACCCCTGCACCTTTACGAGAACGACTCTTATTTCGTGCTGTGTTAAATCCCTCTTGTTCTAAGTAAAGTTGAAGAACTCTGACGTGTGGCCCTTTGTTACCTTTTCGTAACACAAACCTGCGAGCCTCAGCGACAGCCTCAGCAAAAATCTGCAAAGGAGTTTTAGGTTCCATCTGAGCAGCGTCTAACGTTTCATCTCCTGAAACGGCAGGAGCGTCAAACCAAACAAACTCTGAACCCTGCACACGACCCGGACATACATGCCACCACTCACTAGGAACCGTTTTTACACAGCCGTACTCCGCTGCGATACGGTTAACTTCCTCCGTAGACAGCCCCTTACCTGTGATCCTTAAATCAACAGCGTAACCGTAACCACCGAAAGCCTCCTGAGCCATATGGTATGAGCCTCTCATACCATTGGACATGCGTCTGTTCGGGTTCGCAGCGAGGTTCCCTCGGCCTGCCTTGTACTTGTCATATAAGGCTTGCTGCTGGGCTAGCGTGCGTACGCCGCTGACAATCTTTACACGACCAGCGATACGGTTATCTTTAAAAAACTGGTTCAAACGATACTTAAACTTCGGATGCAGTTCTTCTGTACGCACCCACTTAGAAGTTACTGGCAAATTAAAATCCATATTATTTTCCAAACGATCTAGGGGAATGATGATGATTAGCCAAACCCATTTCTCTCAAAGTTTCAGCAGATTCAGCGGCTTTCGCTGGAACTGCGTCAGGTTGCTCAGTTTCTTTTTCTTCTTCCATATTATAACAGGCTCCTCTGTCCCGTGTCAGCGCTGTCTAAAACGAATGTCTCGTTCATCACGCCACTCTTTATCGTCTTCAATCATTTGACGAATCACCTGCATCCTTTGCTCGTACGGTGTGTTAATCCTAATGCTTAAACCGCCTAAAGTAGAAGTAAGAGTTTGAATCATGCGTTCTTGATAACGGCTTTCATTAGGGATCATACGCCGGAGACGGCCTATGTATGGCATCAAGCCATCCATAACCGCTATGCGGGAATCCATCATCTTCCATTCCCCCCTATTATTTTTTTCTGCCCACCCGATCATGTTTAATGCAGGCATTAACCCCGGTATTTTTTCCCACGGAGTGGGAACCTGCTGGTAACGACCAGTGTAAGGGATGCCTTTAAAGAACTGTTTACCTCCCCAATACTCCAACGGGACTTTAATCATCGGAGAACCAGAAGAAAGAATGTGTTGAGCAGCATCAACAAACCCGACACCAGTAGGGTCAAACCTTAACAAATCTTGGAAAGGAAGATCAGGTACGGAGTAAACCTGACTTCCACCGATACTGAAAGGTAAACGGAAACCAAAAGGTTCCAAGAAATAACTAGGCACATTACCTTCTTCTTCAGTTCCGTATTCCAAATTACGTTTAATGCTAAGTAACCTGTTGTAACGTTTCGGGTTAGCGGCCAGTTGAGAAATTTGAAGAGGTAAGTTGTTACGTGACCAAGTATAGAAAGGGAACACACGTTTCATTGCGCCGCTTTCAAAAGAAGATAAGTTGCCGTAATTAAAATGCAGTTTGTAAATGCTTTCTATAGCGTCATCTAAAGTGCCGCCGATTCGCATAGCATGAACACCAGTAGCGAGCCTTAACATTTCCTCAGCGAACGTGTTAGCGTTACGAATACTAGAATACAAAACAAACTGAGCATCCAAAGGATTAAGGTTTACTCGCCAACCCTTAGCGGCACCATTCTTCGTACCTAGAATCCATTGCAGTTTACGGTCAAGTAAAAGATTTCGTTCAACAGCAGAAGCAGCCTGACCACCCGCATGAGCACCCTGCTGAACCAACTCAATAGCAAACTTGACTTCTTCAGAAGGATTCTTTATTGCTTTTAATCCAGCCAACAAATCGCCTTTACCTAAACGATATGCTTTCTCTATCATCTTACCAGTTTGCAAAGTGGCAGATAGTGGGATGTCGTCTACCCACATGTTAAACATCCCACCCATAATGTTACGAGTAACGAACCCCGGAGTAGCCACCATCTGTGCTTTCATCCAATTATGAACTCTGTCGTAATGCTGCAAAAACCCTTTGACCTGTTGCCGATCATTCATCTTCTGTGCTGCTAACAGCGCATAAGTGACTTGATCGGCAAACTCTTGATCTCCAGAAATTCTCCACGGACCCCACATTCTTTGCTGCTCATTGAAAAGAGCCTGAATGTCATCTATGGAAATATTTTTTATATCAAAATCTCCTTGACCTAAACCATTTAAATTGTATAAATCGTTTTCAGTTTTAGCGAAACGTTTTACAACAAGTTCTTCATGCGTTTGGATTTTCCGAGCATCGTTCATCAAAAGTTGAGTTTCTAAATTTTCTTTATTAGCCATCATTTGATACAAAGATCTTTGCCCCTCAGCATACTGCTTACCAGCAGCACCAGATCTTTGCTGCCAGTACGCTTCGCTCTTAGCGAACTCAGCATGTCTTTTTTGCAAGTACAAAAGTTTTTCAGTTTGGTCATTCAAAATCCTGTCTAACGCACCAGCGTATGCTTTACGAGCGGCAGGTAACTTAGCGTCAATTTCTTTCACCAACGTAGACAACTCAATAAGATCTTCTATCCTTGTTTCTGGTCGTAGCGATGTAAGCAATTTTCCTTCTTCAGAGAAAATTGCCGTACGAGTCATTCGCGCTGACTCTAATTGTTTAAACATATTGTGTATGTCATCTAAAGTAGGGTTGCCTCCTGTTGCTCTTGACAACGATATGAAACTTTCTTCAAAAGAAGGAACCCTACTCGGCAATCTTCCGGCAGTAGAAAACAACGAATCTATTGTCGCTGAAAAAGGAGTTTGAGAAACAACAGGACTAACCGCACCAGTAGCGCCGACAAAAGGAACACGTGCGCCGGTAACGCCACGTAAATTATTGACAGCATCAATAATTTTCTGTAAATCTTCCGGTGCTTTTGTAAACAATTCCTTAGATAAAACACTCTGAGAAAATTCGTGGTGTATCACAGATTCAAGTTCTTTAAAATCAGGAACCCAATCAGATGGGTCTGCTACTCCACGACCTAAACGTGTAGAAATTGTAGAACCAGTTAACAAGTTCGCTTTGGTGGCAACAACGTCCGGTATTTTTTTACCGTCTTTAATAAACCACAGGCCGTTCTGCTGGTTGGGTATCATTCCGGCTGCCTCGTATTGGGCATGAGACAAAGGTTCACGCCTAATAAATTCCACAGAATCCCATTGATTATAACCTTGCAGGTCAATCCAACTTTGTGCGGTCATAGGCGTATATGTATTAGGACCAGTATTTGCCCTGAAACCAGTTCTACCGTAATTGTTGTACCGCCTGTAATCCATATTCATTCTACGCTTAATAACGTTTACAAGTTCTGTTGTGAAATTTATTTCTTCCAAGTAGTCTCGCAATTCCCGTCTTGCAAGCAATGTTGACTCATCAAAAATATCTTCCGCAAAGCCAGATATTTGAAAGCCAGATTCAAAAACTTCATCGTCCCATGCTTCATTCCATAATCGTTGAAGTTTAAAAGGATCTTCTGGGTCTAATGTAGAAAGCCAACTTACCCCCATTCTAGGAGATGTTATATCTTGTAAAGCAGACCAAACATCTTCCGCCTGCTCTGCGTTCATACCCACAGGGTCTGTTCTAAGTAAGCGTTCTTCAATATCTCCAAAAAAATCTTCAATAGGTCTCATGTTAATTTCTAACTGAGCGTTACCTTTAGCGGACTGTTTAAAAACATCCGTTGGTTCAGGAAAAATTGAGTCAACTTCTATCCCGCCTCTTAAGGCTGGAGGTAAATTGCCGTCTAAAGAAATTAAATTTTTCCAAAACAATTCCGCTGTTTCAGATTCAACGGTTGCAGTTAAAACTCTTCCCGACATATCAGCGTGCAGAAGAACAGTATTGTTCATCCATCGCCCCACAATGCTCATAATCCTTTGTGACAATTCTGATTCGGGGATTCCGGTTTGCATAGCGGCATCAGAAACTACGCTACCAAGGCGTGTATCACCTGCTACAGACCATGATACTTCAACTGGGTTTTCAGTAAGAGGAGTTGATGCCCCTGCGTCGTCAACAGCCCTCATTGTCCAACCTATAGAATGATCTTCAAAATCGGCATTCACCGATATGTAAATTCCAGTTTCTTCTCTAAGTTTTAAAGCATCTTCAGAAATTTTCTGCAATTCCGCAGCACGTC